TGTTAAGATTGGAGCTTAATTTAATTTATGGCATGCTTTGATCCTCTTATTGCACATCGTATCGTTAATCAGTCTACCGGTCTCATTTCTATCGTATTTAAACCCGTTGGTAGAATCATCGAGACGTTTCACGTTCCGTGCGGCAAATGCGTCGGTTGCCGCCTCGAAAACTCTCGTAATTGGTCTATCAGGTGTCAACACGAATTCTTGTCACATGATAAATCGTATTTTCTCACATTGACATATGCTACTAAACATTTGCCTGAAAATCGGTCTCTCAAACTGTCTGATATGCAGTTATTCTGGAAACGTCTCCGTAAAAATCAGGAGCAGTATGATCGTAAAATTCGCTATTTGATGTGTGGTGAATATGGTGCTCTTCGTGGTCGACCTCATTATCATGCAATTGTTTTTGGTTTACATATACCAGATTTGATGTATCATTCTCCTGGCCGGGATTATTCACTCATGACCTCCGAAACCATTCAATCAATATGGGGTCTCGGTAAGGTTATTATTGGTCAGGCGAATATGCAGACTGCTTCTTATGTGTCAAGGTATGTTACCAAAAAAATTCCTAAAAATATGCTTTCTCCTGGTCAGGTTCCGGAGTTTATTCGTATGTCTCGCAATCCCGGTCTCGGTACTGATTTTTATAAAAAATATTATTCTGATATATATACGGCAGATGTGCTCATTATTGAATCTCCCGACGGTCGTAAATTTCAGTTGCGTCCGCCGCGTGCGTATGATAAATTGTATGAGCGTGATCATCCTGCCGAATTTGAATTACTCAAACAACGGAGGCGTCAATATGCTCTAACCCAAAACAACGATAATTCCCGTGACCGGTTGGCTGTCAAAAAACATTTGGCAGATGTATTCGTCAACCGTTATAAACGATCGGTTGATAACACTAATTGAAAGGATTTTATTTATGGAACTCGTTTGTCTGCGCGATGTCAAAGCGGGTGTGTTTTTGAAACCCATTGTCGTTTCTTCTACCGTTGAAATCGTTCGTAGTTTGACGATTGCGATTAATTCTGATCAGGCGCAGTTGCCGCCTGACGTTGCCAAATTTCCGGGTGATTTCGAATTGTATCACGTAGGATCGTTCGATGAACGTTCCGGTGTGCTGAGTGTTGTTAATCCTCCCGGGTTTGTTGTTTCAATTGCGTCGCTGCGGGAGGTGAATAATGCGTAATCGTTTTGTATCTCCCACTGTTCATGACTGTCCCAAATCCGTTCCTGTTCAGCAGCAATTCCGTGATTCAACTCATATATCGGAGGTGATACGACGTTATGGCATGGATGCTCTCCCCGCTCCGGCTCCCAGACAACCCGGTGTTACTCTGGATCAGAGTATGTTGTCTGATGGCTACCATGACGCTCTACTTATTGTTCAGCAGGCTGATGCAGCTTTCAATCAGCTGCCTGCAAAAATTCGTGAGCGTTTTAAACATAATCCGCAGTTGTTACTGCAGTTTCTCAACGATCCTAAAAACCGTGATGAAGCGGTTTCGCTGGGATTGATCGACGTTCCTGATGAAACTATTTCGCTGTCTCGTGAAACTATTGCGGAGCTGCAAAAACCGTCGAAGGCGAAGCCGAAGACTAAAGATGTGAGTGACCCCGATCCGGATGGTGAGGGGTCGGCCGGCCAAAACGCTTGATATAATAAGGCCGACTGACACCGTCCATGCGGTGGCAGTCTAAACTTTAACTGAAGGTGGTCTATGAAAACTATTGTTATTAATGTCCTCGCCTGCGCTGCCGCAATTGTTAATGAACTCACCGGTACCGCTCCCAGTGAGGTATCAATTGCGGTTATTACGATCCTCAATGTTGTTATTCGTCTCATTCGGAAGGGCAATTACCTATGAAGGAACGTCTCATTTCGTGTGCATCGGCATCGTATTCTCGTTGTCTCAACAAATCTGCCCCAGTGCATTTTTGCACTGAGGCTACGCGGCAGGTTTGCCGTTTTTATGTTGAGTCCACTAATTCTGCCCGGGCGGATCGGGCGGATGAATCTCAAAATTTACAAAGGATTACATCGTGAAATCTGTTACTCAATATGACTTCGGTACGCAGCCTGATGCTCAAACATCTCGTACTGCATTCCGTCAAAATTTTGGTACAAAAACTACCCTGAATGCTGGTTATCTTGTTCCGTGGTTTCAGGAGATTGTACATCCCGGAGATACGTTGAATTTGTCAACGTCGATTTTTGGTCGTTTGACTACGATGTTGAAACCCATTATGGATAATCTCATTTTGTCAACGTTTTTTTTTGCTGTCCCGCTCCGTCTTATCTGGAAAAATTTTCCCAAATTTATGGGCGAAAAGGACAATCCTGGTGATTCTACGGATTATGCTACTCCCAAAATGCAATATCCAACTCTCGGGTATCAGCTGCATTCGATATTTGACTATTTCGGGTATCCCCTCGGGATTTCAGCTGTTAACGCCGCTGGTTTGCAAACACATTCGTTGTTTGCTCGTGCCTACAATATGATTTATCGGGATTGGTTCCGTGATCAGAATGTTCAGGATTCCCCGTTTATTTCCGATGCTGATACTGCTGATGATCCTGCCAATTACCCTCTGCGCCGGCGTGGTAAACGTAAGGACTACATTACGTCCTGTCTCCCGTGGCCGCAGAAGGGGCCTAGTGTTCAATTGCCAATTGGTTATTCTGCTCCTGTTTATGGTACTGGAATGTCGCTCGGATTGACAGATGGTTATTCTCACAATTATGGTCTCGTCGATGAGGAGGTATCCTCCGGTGTCCGTGCTCTCCGTAGTACTTCCTCTGCGTATAATCAGGCATTGCCGTCCATGGTTGGTTTAGCCGGTTCGCAGATTGAGGGTACTGCAGTAGGTGTTGTTCAATCCGGCCAGTCAGGTCTGCATGCTGATTTGTCAACTGCAACAGCGTCCACGATCAATGACATTCGAGAGGCGTTTCAGATCCAGCGATTTTATGAAATTATGGCTCTCAATGGCTCTCGCTACGAGGAAATGCTAAAAGCAATGTGGGGCGTAGTGTCCCCCGATTATCGTGTTATGCAGCCGGAGTATCTCGGTGGCTCTCGGCATAATATTACTGTGAATCCGGTTCAGCAGACCAGTGAAACTACTGAGGCGCATAATCAGGGTGATCTGGCTGCGTATTCGTTCGTTGCCGGTACTAATGCTGGATTCTCGAAATCGTTCACTGAACACTGTGTTGTTCTGGGTATTTGTTGTGTTGATGCCGATCTGACGTATCAGCAGAATCTGGAGCGCATGCACACGCTCGATACGTTATTTGATTTTCCGTTTCCCGTTTTTGAGAATCTCGGTGAGGAGGCTGTTCTGCGTCGTGAGGTTTATGCGTCCGGATCAGTTCAGGACGTTGCAGTTTTTGGCTATCAGGAGCGTTATGCATGGTGTAAATCTCGTTTGTCAAAAATCACCGGCAAAATGCGTTCGGATGTTTCTGATTCGTTGGATGTTTTTCATTTGTCTGAGGATTTCGACACGTATCAGGAATTGAATGATAATTTTATCCAGTCGAAACCTCCCTTGGATCGCGTTTTGGCAATTGCTGGGTCCGTGCAACCTCATATGATGGTAGATTTTTATCATCAGTATACTGTCGTTCGTAAATTGTGTGCTCGTGCTCGTACTAACAGGTATTCGCTATGAGTGGCGCTGCTGTTGCTGCTGGTGCGCAGGCTGCTGGTTCTGTATTGTCAAGCGCGGCAGGTTTGATATCATCCGAACGTCAAATGCGTTTTCAGGAACGTATGAGTAATACATCTCATCAAAGGGAGGTTCGTGATTTGCAAACGGCTGGTCTCAATCCTATTTTGTCGCTCGGCGGTCAGGGTGCGTCGGCACCGCAGGGGGCTATGTTTACGCCTGATAATCCTTTGGCTTCTCTATCATCTGATTTGTCAACCGCCAAGCGGGTGAGTTCGCAGGTTTCCACCGATGCATTAACTCGCAAACTGTTGGAGGAACAGATTGCGACACAATCAGCTGTCAAACTTGAGCAACAGGCTAAAGCTAATAATGCCCCGGCTCGGCTGGCCGCCGACCTGCTTCTAATTGACAGTCAGCGTAAATTGAATTCTGCGAATGCTGTGAAACTCGGTTATCAGGAAAATCAGCAGAAATTGACGTCTGATGCTGCTAAAGTTGCCGCCGACGCTTTTGGTTCTGCTAAAAATCTGATACATGGTACTGTTGATACTGGTAAAGCGCTCGTCAATCGAGCGAAAGCTGAAGCCCTCGGTACTGTTGGCAAAATTCGTCAGCGGCTCAATCGTTTCGGTAGCCGTTTTCGTCGTAATCCACCTAAACCTGATGGAGGGAGGTGAATATGCGGTATCTTAACAAACGAGAATCTTCTCGTAATTTCCGCCGATCTGTTCGGCGTCATCCTGCTAATACATATGCAGGTAAAAATAGCCGGGGTGGTGTGCGCCTATAGTCCGTGCGTGCGTTACGCGTGCGCGTTTGTTAATAGCACACTCCTCGGCGATTGTGAAGGGCGGGTAACCGCCCTTTCTTCTTGAAAGCGGATTTTTTGTGAGGAACGTAGCGATAGCGGAGTGGATTGCAAAAAAACGCAGCCAAGCGTAGCGCGGCAGTGTATATGTTAAGATTGGAGCTTAATTTAATTTATGGCATGCTTTGATCCTCTTATTGCACATCGTATCGTTAATCAGTCTACCGGTCTCATTTCTATCGTATTTAAACCCGTTGGTAGAATCATCG